ATACTTAGTTACTATATACTTAGTAATATATAATATATAAGCATACTAATATATCTTTTGTTGTTATCCTGAAATAGTTAAGCATATTAACCGACAAAGTATATAAACATAAATAACTTGAAGCATGTATTAAATTTCATTGAAAAATATATCCATTTCATTCACAGTTAGTATATACGCGAGGTAGTAATATAGTTACTTTGGTAGTAGATAAGATACCAAGTAGGCATTAAGAATACATAGTAGTTAGTAGATAGCATACTAAGTAGCAATAAAGGTACTTGGTAGTATATAAGTTACCGAGTAGTAATAAAGATACCAAGTAGTAATTAAGCTATTAGGTAGTAATAGGAGTACCAAGCATAGATACAGTAGCTGGCATTAGGATTACAGAAGCAGAGATAGCATGAGGCAATAGGTAGGTGGAGGGGGTAGGGGGAGGCATTAAGCTCTGCTGGGCTGGTGGTGGGCATGGTTGCGTAGGGTGCAGGAGCCGGCAGTAAATAATTTTTGAAGGGGTAGCGGAAAAACAGCCAGTGTCTGTTATTAGTATATATATAATATATTTCAGAGACTTGAGACTCAAAATTTGAGTTTCGGGTCTTTATTTATTACAGGCAAGGTGGGGGTAGGGGAAAAACAGGGGGTGGTCAAATTGAGAAAGAAATGAGAAAATATTATAAAAAATCTCACAAAGCTATTGACAAATGAGAAATGGTTAGGTTATAAATAATAACAAGATGAGCAATGTGAAATAAGATAGACGATGCACGAAGCAAACACTTTAACTGAGGCTTGACCGTGGGGCATCGTCTGATGGGGGCAATGGCTCCCATATACAGCACAGTAGAGCAGAGGTCAGCTCGGCGGCCTCATAAGCCGCAGGTCGTGGGTTCGACTCCCGCCTGTGCAACCAGTCACCGGCTTCAATCGTCAACTTGCCAATTGCGTCTCCTGTGACGCCAGCATGTTGGAAAACATAGAGGGATAGTACAGGGCACTTCCTCTTGCAAATGAGTTTTCCGGTTTTTCATTTGCAGCTAACGTGCGGAGCTAAGGGGGCTTGAGTAGCTACAGGTCCCCTCCGCAACATAAATGCTCTCATCGACTAACTGGTGAGGTCACCGCCCTTTCACGGCGGCAATACGGGTTCAAATCCCGTTGAGAGTACCAGCTTCCGGCTTCTTTGGAATTCTTCACTGGAAGCATACAGCATACCTCACTCCCCTTTTCTCTATTTTCTCTCCCGGAGGGAAGAAATTCCCTCCAACCTGTCTCAGTAGTTCAACGGTAGAACATCGGCCTTCCAAGCCGGGGACGAGAGTTCGACACTCTCTTGAGGCTCCAGAAAGCGGTGAGCTTTCTTCATGGTTTCTCTCCTTTTTTGTCTTAGAGGGCGGCACTAAGCCACAGCCGCTCTCTTTGTCAAAAAGGGCAACAAGAAGTAAAGGAGGCAGTATGAAGCGCGAAGTCCTGAAAGCCAAGATAGAAAACGGCGACATACGCTGTCCTTTATGCAACTCAAAGCTTGGCGAGATATATTACGGTGGTCATGCAATGGGTGTAGGACTATGGTGCAGAGGCTGCCACAGACCGGTGCTTGTAGAAGCGCCTGACAGAAAACAGAATATGCGCAGACACAGAGCCCCTTGAGGCCGTCTGCCGGATTAGAGTCTTTAAGGCCGTTAGGAACAGAAAGAGAGTTCTTCTGTTCTTGACGGTCTTTTTCTTTTTATACACGGAGGCCATGAATGGCGAAGAAGAGCACCAAGGTCGTAGCCGGGCAAGAGCTAAAGGAAATGAAGTTCAACCCCGGTGTAGCAAACGATAAGCAGCGAGAGTTCTTTGACAGCACGACAAGATACACCTGTTATGGCGGCGCAAAGGGCGGCGGCAAGACATGGGCAGTAAGGACAAAGGCTGCGCTTGGCGCACTTATGAACCCGGGCATACGCATCCTTATAATCCGAGCACATTACCCTGAGCTTGAAAACAACCACATAATCCCGATGAAAACCATGATGGCTCCGTTGAAATGTTCAAGCTACAACGGCTCGACACACATCATGACTTTTGAGAACGGGTCATATATCAAGTTCGGTCACTGGTCTGGCGAAGAAAGCGAGAACGAATACAACGGTCAGGAATACGACTGGATATTTATAGACGAGGCTACGCAGTTTTCAGAAAGAGCCTTTCGTTTCCTTGCCGGCTGTAACCGAGGCTCCACGCCTGTGCAGAAGCGGATGTACCTCACCTGCAACCCCGGTGGCGTAGGCCATTGGTGGGTAAAGCGGCTTTTCATAGACAGGAAGTTCAGAACGGGCGACCCAAACCCCTTAAAGAACGAGAAGCCGGAACAGTACAAGTTCATATTTGCGTCTGCTATGGACAACAAGGTGATGCTTGAAAACTCACCTGACTATCTTGAAAACCTTGCAGCAATGCCCAATGCCGATGCCTACCTGTACGGCGACTGGGAGTCTATGGGCGGCAACTACTTCAAGGAGTTCCAAGAGGGAGTACATACCTGCAAACGCTTCCAGATACCTTCACACTGGAAGATATACCGCAGCTTTGACTATGGCTTTGACAAGCTGGTCTGTCTCTGGTGGGCGGTAGATGAGGATAAGCGCTGTTGGTGCTTCCGTTCCTTTGAAGCGTCGGGACTCAATGTTCAGGACGCAATAAAAAGCATCAGAGAACATTCGCTGCCAAGCGAGAACGTGCTTGTGACATATGCTCCTCCTGATATGTGGAGCAGGATGAAAGAAACCGGCAAGACAATAGCCGAGGCTTTCATTGTACACGGAGTACCAATACTGAAAGCGGACAACAACCGAGTACAAGGCCATATGCTGATGCGGGATTTGATGCTGAACGCACCTGTACACGACCCTTACGTGAAAAAGGCTTTCGGAGATGACTGTCCAAGCCAGATGCCGCAGCTCATGTTCTTTGAGGACGTGGGCGGCATTATAGATGACATCAAATCAATACAGTCCGACGAGAAAAACCTTAACGACTGTTCCAAAGAGCCGCACGAAATAACACATACAGTGGACGCTTGCAGATACTTCTGCATAAACAGGGTGTCAGCAGCGCAAGCGCCTGAAATTAACGTAAAGCCAGAATACGAAGATGATGACGAAGAGCCCGTCAAGGACTACGAAACATACATGACGGGTGGAGATATAAGCGAAAGCTATATGTTTTGAAGAAAGGGGGTACGGACAATGGCTGATGCTCCATATAAACAGCGGACATACGAAACTGCGGATGAGCTATGGGCTGCCGTAGCGAACTACTTCAACGACTTGGAGAGGCGCGACCTGCTGCCTGACTATGCAGGGATGAAGCTTGCCATAGGGATAAAAGATGATGCGACAATCAACGAAATGTGCAAGAACCCTGATTTCAAAGACATTTTCGACTGGGCAAAACTGAGGCGCGAAAGCTTCCTTGTGCGCACCATGTCCAGAGACAACAAACGCGCTCAGGGCTGCTACAACGCTTTGAAGCAGAGCCAGAACGGCGGGTATGTGGACAAGCCCGTAGATACCGGCGAAAGAAAAATAATCATAGATTTGGCTGGCGTTGGAGAAAACGCCTACAAGTGAGGAGGTTATAAGTGCGTATATTCAAAAGACTGCGAAACCTCGAAGAGCAGCTGATAAATCTGGCAACTCATGTGGTAAATGCGTTCAAAGACATAAAGTGCATTACCGAGCAGCTAAAGGAGTTGCGTGATAAGTGCGAAAAACTGGAAGCTCGGTGCAAGGAGCTTGAAGAAAAGCTCCCCAACTACGAAAAAGCTATAAGTGATGGCGTGGACAAGCTATGGAACGACGCTTTACAGGCAGTAGCTGACTATAACCCTTACGAGGGTCTTGATTTAAGCGCCATCGGCGGTGACAGCAATGGATAACCACGAAAGTCTTGAACTGTTTGCCAGCGGCAAAATGCCGAATTTCGAGTGTGGCTGGCAGCTATACCAGAAATCCGTGGATTTCAAGACCGCTATAAACCTTTTCGACACAGTAAAGGTAAACGAAAATTTCTTCATTGGCAAACAGTGGGAAGGTGTTGATGCAAAAGGGCTTCCAACACCCACCTTCAACATCATAAAACGTGTTGTGAGCTTTATCACAGCGACTATTACCTCCGACAACATAAGAGTAAATGCGCAGTCGCTGTCCAATGTGGTTGACGGAGGGGAAATGCCCACGATTGTGGACATTGTGAACAGGGAGCTGAGCTTTGTCTTTGAAAGAAACAGAGTTCCGGCACTGACAAGGAAATTCACCACAAACGCGGCTGTAGATGGCGACGGCTGCACCTACACATATTGGGACAGCGAAGCCGAAACCGGTCAGGCTGCCAAAGGCGCAATAAAGACCGAGATAATAAACAACAGGCGTGTACACTTCGGAAACCCCAACGACTGCGAGGTACAGAGCCAGCCTTGGATAATCATAGAGCGCAGAGAGCAGGTACGAAAGGTAAAGCGCAGAGCCAAAAACAACGGCGTTGAGACTTGGGCTGACATCATGGTTGATGATGAACAGGCCGTCAACGATGAGGTAAAACGCACCGATGACAAGGTAACTGTTCTGCATCTGTTCTGGCGGGATGAGGACAGCGGCGAAATATGGGCTTATGAGTTCACAAGAACAAGCGCCGTGACAGAGCCGTGGCCTTTGGGCATAAAGCTGTACCCCATTACATGGCTGAGCTGGGACAGGGTACAGGACTGCTACCACGGTCAGGCCATGATAACCGGACTCATCCCCAACCAAATCTTCATAAACAAGATGTGGTCGATGAGTATGCTGTCGATGATGAGGACAGCATTTCCCAAGTACATATACAACAACACGCTCATAGCCCGGCTGGATAACAGAGTTGGCGGGGCGATAGGAATACCTGGCGGTGACATAAACAATGTAATCAAAGCTGTTGACCCGGTACCTATTTCACCGCAGGTAAGCCAGTTTATTGAGCTGTCGATAAAGGAAACAGAGTCAAGCCTTGGCGCAACAAGCGTTGCACTTGGTGACACCAGACCTGATAACACCAGCGCAATCATTGCATTGCAGAGGGCGGCAGCAACACCCTCTGAAATGACAAAGCAGAATATCTACGATGCCACCGAGGAACTTTCCCGTATCTACTTTGAGTTTATGGGCGAGTATTACGGGAAGCGGTATGTGAGCATTACTCCTACGGAAGCAATGCGGGAAGATGCCGCAGCTTTTGGGTATGTACTGCCGGATAAGGTGACTGAGCTTTTCGACTTCTCAATTCTCAAACAGCACCCGATGCTTTTGAAGGTAGATGTTGGCGCAAGCACTTACTACAGCGAAATCGCTTCCATCACCACGTTGGACAGCCTTCTGAGAATAGGCGCTATAAGCAGGTTGCAGTATCTGGAACGTGTACCTGACGACTACATCCCCAACAGGCGTGAGCTTATTGAGGAGATACGCCGGGAAGAAGAAGAAAAGCGCATGATGGAGCAGATGATGCTTCAACAGCAGATGATGCCAGCAGGGATGCCGCCTACGCCATCCCCCACACCAAAGTCTGCACCTGCACCCGAACAGGCGAAGCCAGATATTCCAACGGGTGGCGGCTACAGCGCACTGCAAAGAAAGATAAACGAAGCCGGAACCACGGCTGGAATGATTTAGGAGGATAAAAATGGACTGGAAAAACATTCTTGAAAGAGCCGCATGGACTTTTGTCGAGGGCTTTCTCGGAGGCATTACCTTCTCCCTTGAAATGGACAAGACCATGCTGCTTGCAGCACTGATGGCAGGGCTTTCCGCTTTGAAAACCCTTGTGCTTGAACTGGCGCGGTCCAAGACCGGCATGTAAAAAGCGGATGGCGCATGAGCGAAACAATAATCGTTGCTGCTCTGGGCTTCTTAGGCACCCTCTGCGGGGCGTATTTTGCAAATCGCAAGTCAAGCGCCCTTATCGCCTACCGCCTTGAGCAGTTGGAAGAAAAAGTAAACAAACATAATCAGGTCATCGAGCGAACATACGAGCTTGAAAAGCAAGAAGAAGTGTTCAAAGAACACATGGATGGCCTTGAAAAAGCCGTGGAACGACTTAGCAAGTTCCACGAACCTTAAATACATCAATTCTCAAGCCGCCGACCATAGCGGCAGAAAGGATATATATGAACGAAAATTATCAGGTAGATGCTGTGGAAACCACCGAAGTTGACGATGTGACGACATCTGAATATTCGGACTTGTTTTC